GTATTGAGTCGGGGTACGCTTCGAGTTGCGCCGCCCATAAGATTTCTTCCATCGTTGTCATTTCAGTTCTCCTTCTTTGATATCGGTTTCTCTAATCAACGCACGCAGTTTGTTGATAGCCTGTTCGACTTGTTCGCAACAGTTGTCGCGTTCCCGTATGTCGTCAATGTTGTTAGCGACAAAGCGCAGTCGTTCCACAACGCCTATCAACTCCTCTTCGAAGTAGCTAAGCGTCTCTTTCATCACAGTACTTACTCTCATGTTGTTTCTCCTTTGGTTAGTTCACACAGTTCATGTATGCGGTACAGCACATTTTCAAGCTTCAGTTCTACTTCGTAGCGTTTGCTTATGCTGTCGATGTTCTCCACCACATAGCTCAGTTGCGCCCTTATGTGAGCAAGCTCGATGTGCCAATCGTGTTCTTGTTTTTCTTTCATTCCTTTATCTCCTCTGCGTGGTTGATGTGCCAGTCATGGAACTGGTTGCTTGCTGTGAACTCACCGCCATCCATCTCCTTGGCGATAGCCTCGGCTTGCTCTGCTGTCTCTGCCTCTACAACTGCGGTGCAGTATGTGTGGTAGCACGCATACACTTTGAATTTCTTCATGTTGCTTCTCCTTTTAATCGTGTAACTGCGTCTTCAAGATACTGGATAGCGTCACCCTGATGCTTCCATGTTTCACCACCATTGTCATCACCCTCGACATATGCGTAGTAGTGGTTGCCTCCCACCTCAACCATCCCCTTGCTTTTTATTGTTGGGAAGTCAAAGTGGTAGTGCTGACACCAATGCAAATCCGATTCAGATTCGGGGTTCTCTAACATCCATTCGACTTTTGTCAGCACCGCCATACCTTTCGGCAAGCGGTCAACGATGCTTTGTGCAAACTCCTTGTCGGGTTCACCATCGGGCGGTGTGTTTCTGAATTGCTCGAACAAGACTTGCGCCTTGTCTTCGCCATGCTCTTCAATCAAGTCATCTAAATCTACATAAGGTGTATTCAGTACTGATATATTCATTTCACTTCTCCTTTGGTTTGTTCGTTGAATAAATCCTCAAATGTGTAGTCTTCTCCTTTCTCAAAGTCTTCCTCTTGCAATGGCGGCAACTGCATTGCCTTCGCCATCATGTCCCACACATTCCGCATGGAATCCATGTCCTCTGACCCTGTGGATGGGTTGCCGTAGCCTGTGGGCTTGCCCTTGCTGTATGTCACTTCTTTCAGACAATACCAATCCTCGCCGTTGTTCTCTGACTTGGCGTTGACGATGCGGTAGTCCCATGTGAAATCAAAAAAGGCGTCTTCTTCTGGTAGATACCCCTTGAGGACAGGGCTCGGCACGCGCATCAGCAGTTCTTCGATGGCAGTCACATCACCCTTGGCAATGTCTTGTTTCATCTGCTCAATCACCGCTTCAATCAAAATTTGTAAGTCACTCATGTTGTTTCTCCTAAAGTTGTTTATGTAAACTCAGTATCACTCCGATACTGAGTCGTCTCTGCGCCGAGCCAATAGCTCGGGCACTTTCATGTGCTCTCTGTCCTCCCTTCCTATTGATAGCCACTTGTCACGCAATGACTCAATGGCAAACGATGAGACCAACTCCCACCAGTTACGCTTGGCGTTCTTGTATTTGTGCGGGTCTGCCTCGAAGTCGAGCAGTATCCTGCCCTTCTCTTTCAGCAGTATGGATAGGTACTTTTCTAGTAGCCCCTCGTACTCGCCTTGACCTGTGCCCTCGGCGTATCGTCTCTGCGCCCGCACCTTGTGTATCTCGTATGCCATCGGGTCAAGGATTTGTTTGAGGTTGTCACGCCACTTGTCTACCCATGCCTCGTATCTCGCCTTGCTCATGATGAGCCTCGCCTTGCGTTGGCGTTCGGCAAGGATGGATTCCACCTTGGATTCCCCGATGTCACCACTCACCACCATGTTGTGCAGTTGCTTGCGGGTCTGCTTGCTCGGGGGTGTGCGCTTGGGTTGGCAAGCTTTGCAGTTCTTGGATGAGATGGTGAGCAAGACCTCGCCCTTCATGCCTCGCGCTTGCATCTGTGCTCGTGTGAGTCTGCGGTTGAACTCAGCGAGAGGCTTTTCTTCTCCACATTTGTTACACTTTTTCATACATTTGTCCACTTCGTTGTTCGAGCATACCCACCATTTTTCATTGCTGGACAGAGTAGTGGGTATCTCGGTTGCCTTATGTTCATTGAGGATTCTACTACTTCATCCCCAAATACCTATCGCATACGGACATATCAAAGGATAAATAACTTTAAATAAGTTTTCGCACCCACCTCAACCTGTATATATATATATTTATCTTTTTATCTCTTATATATATATAGGTATTGTGGGATGGGTATCGCTTGAAGCCCCGCCAGTATTGGGATACGCGATACCCACTAGGTTGTCCACCATTGAAAAATAGTGGGTATGACTCCCACTACTGTATAAAAGCACAGTTGTGGGAAAACTCAGTATCACGCTGATACTGAGCAGTCATATCAGGCGCAGTTGTTGGCTTGAACGCTTGATATCTTGCCACTCATCGAGTGCGGCTTCCTCTCTGAGCTTGCGCTTCTTGTCGTGGTATTCCTTGGGGTTCTTGTCGTATAGGTCTGCCATAGCTTTGTATTCCTTGCGGAGTTCGGTGAGCTTGGTGCGGGTATCGGATGGGATGTGTACTCTGTATTTCATTTGATTACTCCTTGTCTGTGTTGAGGATTTGCATGAGTTGAACCCCGAGCATGAAAGCGCAGAGTAGGGGCAGGATTAGCCAAAAGAGGGCGATGTCCTCCATTGCTACCTCGATGTGGGTCTTGATGGTGATAGCGCAGATAGCGCTGAGGAATATGTGAGACAGGATTAGTGCGGGTTTCATTGAATTCTCCTTAGTTGTATTGTTGGATTAGGGTTGCGCCGTTCCACATTTCGACTGTGCCGCCCATGCGTGAGAGGGCATCAAACAGCACGATGGCATCGAATTTGTTTTGGCATTGGTATGTGCGGTCAGCACCTTGGTGACGAAAAATGATTGTGTGTGACATGAGAATCTCCTAGTTAGACAGAAAAAGAAACAGCGGCGGGACTTGGCATCCACGCCGCTTGGAAAAAACTTAGTATCGAGTTGATACTGAGTTGTCAGACAGAAGCCAAGAAGCGGCGCTTCTCAGCGGCAGTCAACTTACCGAAACGAGTTACCAAAGCTTTCACAGGGTCAACCTTGTTGCTCGCCTTGGGTGCAGTTGGCTTTGTCTCTCCGCCAAAGATGCGTTCAAGCACTCTGTTCATCGCCATGCGTGCGGTGCTACCTTGCGGGAAGGTCATGCCTCGCTGACCCTTGTATGCCTTGCACTTGTACTTAGCCTCAGCCCATTCGATGACCAATGGCTTTGCGTCAGCACGAGAGGCGATGCCCAAGGGCAACAACTCAGAGAGAAGAACGACTGATACATCGTCAGCTTTGTTGAACACGGCAAATGCCTGTGCCTTGATAGATGCGAGTTGCATATTGATTACTCCAAAAGAAAAACCCCGCAACTGGCGGGGCAACAGAACGACTGGAACTCCCAATCGATAAATCTATTATAGCACAAACGAGTTGTCCTATACCCTTGACACGAGATATGTGAATACCTTAGACCCCACCATACCCCCACCACCCCTTTTGGTCAGCTAGGCGGCGTTGTCCCGTGAACACTATTCCCCAGCCATACTTAATATTCCAGTAAACCTTATTTACTACACCCCATAAATTTTATAAAAATTCCAAATAACCTATGTCAAACTTTGGACACTGCACCACAAAAAAAGCCCCCTGACTTGCATCAAGGGGCTGAAGAGACTTTGCAGTCTAGGAGAAGCAATGAGACAACTGCTTGCCACATCACTAAAAATAAGTATACACTCCGGCCATCGAGGTTGCAAGGGCCGCGCATGTTAGAACACTTGGTGCAATTTGAGCCAGACATCACCAGTCTGGAAGATTTCAGGGAACTGGATGATGTGTCATCTGGGGAACTGCTGTCTGCGCAAGTTGCTACAACAGAGTGGCTTAAAGAACTTGGCGTCACCGCTGATGAAAAAGTAAGTAGGGAAGCGCAGACTGCCGCTGCTCGTGAAGCTTTCAATGTTGTCACCACAAACGTGGGCGACGCAGAACAGAAAACCAAGTTACTAGAACTCAAAACTCCGGAGGCCGTGCGCCATATTACTGGCATGTTGACAGCCTATGACTGGGAGTTTGTTGAGATGGCCAAGGAGTTGCGCGGGTACACCGTAGCTAAACTCTTTGAAGAAACCCAGTCCCCCAACGCCAACATCCGCCTTAAAGCCTTAGGACTACTGGGTAAAGTTACAGAGGTGGGTTTATTTACAGATAAGATAGAAGTCAAGAAGACTGACCTCACGGATGAGGAAATTGACCGCAAGCTCAAAGACAAGCTGGCCAAGTTCATGGGCGTGCAAGACGCCGAGATCGTAGAAGACATCGAGATAAATGAAACTCAACGACCTGACACTGAGTCCGACTGAGATTCAGGCTATCCAGAAAGTTCTCCCCACCTTGAATTTGGCGGAGAAGGTGGAGCTTATGGAGATGTTGGAGGAGCGCGAGAAACGCTACAGCGTCAACGCCGGTCGTACTAACATGATCGAGTTTGCCAAGTACGTCTACCCCGGATTCAAGGTTGGGCCACACCACAGGAAGCTGGCCAAGATATTCCAAGATGTGATTGAGGGTAAAAAGAAGAGAGTAATTATCAACATTGCCCCACGTATGGGTAAGTCCGAGTTCTCGTCTTACCTGTTCCCCGCGTTCTTCCTAGGTAATTACCCTAACAAAAAGATTATCATGGGAACGCACACCGCTTCGCTATCTGAAGACTTTGGACGGCGGGTTCGTAACTTGCTGGACGATGAGCAATACCATGAACTTTTTCCTCAAACACTTGTGGCAGATGACCAAAAAGCCGCAGGTAAGTGGTCAACCGCCGCCGGAGGCCAGTACTACGCCGCAGGCGTAGGGGGTGCTCTTGCCGGTCGCGGGGCTGACCTCTTTGTTATCGACGACCCGCACTCAGAACAAGACGTCAAAGCAAACAGTCGTCTAGCGTTTGACACGGCGTGGAGTTGGTTTCAAACTGGCCCGTTGCAGCGTCTTATGCCGGGCGGTGCAATCATAGTAATCATGACGCGTTGGGGCCCACTGGACTTGACAGGGCGGCTGATCCAGTATCAGGTAAGTAACCCAGACAGCCCACGCTGGGAGATTGTGGAGCTTCCTGCCATCCTGCACGAAGACACGGACAAGGAGAAGTCCCTCTGGCCGGAGCAGTGGCCACTCGAGGCGCTGAAGTCTGCCAAGTCCTCAATGGATCCCCGCTACTGGAACGCGCAGTACATGCAGCAGCCTACATCGGACACGGCGGCTATCATCTCAAGGAAGCACTGGCGGATATGGGAAGGGGACGAGCCGCCTGCTTGTGAGTACATCATTCAGTCTTGGGACACGGCGCATGAAACTAAAACCACATCCGACTACTCTGCCTGTACTACTTGGGGGGTCTGGTACAACGAGGAAGAAAACGACAAGCCCCAGCTTATTCTCCTCGACGCTTTCAAAGACCGAATTGCATTCCCAGAACTCAAACAAGTCGCCTTCAAGCATTGGAAGGAGTGGCAACCCGACGCATTCATTGTGGAGAAAAAGGCAGCAGGTGGGCCCTTGATACAAGAGCTTCGGGCGATGGGCATCCCCGTACAAGAATTTACACCGAGCCGTGGAAACGATAAGATGGTGCGTGTGCAAGCTATTGCAGACTTGTTCTCTTCGGGTATGGTGTGG